AAAAGGATACTATAGTTATAAGAGATACTATATTCTCAACTATAGTTCCTCCGTTGAGTAAGGAATCTGTTTATTTAGAACTTAAAAAACAAAGGATTCCTCATGCTGAAATAGTGCTAGCACAAAGTAGGCTTGAAACAGGTGGATATACTTCTAAATTATGTAAAACACATAATAATATATTTGGTTTAAAAAAAGGAAAAAAGTATAGAAAATATAATAATTATGCAGCTTGTATTAGTGATTATAAAAAATATATATCAAGCAAATACAAAGGAGGTGATTATTATAAATTCCTTAAAGAAATTGGATATGCAGAAGATCCAGCTTATATTAAAAAACTAAAGGATATGGTTTAAAATATGTCATATAAAGAAATAAAAGAAATTTGTAAAAAAGGAAAAACTGGTATAATTCCTGGATGGAAAGGTTATCTAAAATGGAATTATGCTAGTAATTAGTTATATTTCGTAAATGGTGATTATATAATGAGCTAGAACGAATTAGAAAAATAGATAAATAACAGAACTGATTTATTTTATATAATATGATTACTATAATATTAATTATGATTCTATTATTTCTATGTTCTCCTCATGTAGATTATTATAAAGATTATAGAAATAATAAACACATTTTAATTTGGTATAATTGGTTTAATAAAAGAAAATTTATTCATTATGAGTGGGCAGCCTAACAAGCTGCCTTTATTATTATTATGGTTTATTTAGATAAAAGAAAATGGATTTACTTAAGTATTAGAAATCCATTTAAAACAATGAAAAAATTAAAGGGAGTTTTTAAACCTTTAAAATGTTATTTTAGATGGAATACTAATAATGATTGGTTTCCTATGATCTGGTGTTCTAAACCAGCATATATACATATAATAAGTGTAGATGTTGGATGGAAAGACAAATTTGGTACTCCTAGATATGAATATCCTCCTGCAATTTGGATTCATATATTTAAATTAAATATGATTTGGTATTGGGAACTTCCAAATGAAAAATATATGGATGATTATTGGGAACAGGCTCTTTGGTATTTGTATTACTATAAAAATATTTCTCAAGGTAGATTAGATGCTCCTGATATTGAAAAAGCTAGAGAATCTTGGCCTTGGGAAGATATGAGAACAAAACAATCAAGTTGGGATGATAATTATTTAGTAAAATGAAATATATTAAATTAGATTGGCCGGAAATTCAGGATTATATGCATCATCCTGATTATCAAGAAGAATGTTTTTATGATGCATCTAGAAATGTGTGGTTTATTCCAGAAAACTGGGAACCAGAAAATTTAGGATTAGGTGGCAATATTGGAGATTTAGAAGATGCAACGGAATGAAAACTTTTCATATTTATACTGACGCTTCTTCTAAAGATACTTCAATGTTTCCTCAAGGAACTAAAAGAACTACTAAAGTTGGAGTTATTGTTGTTAATAGTAATATATTCGATATATATTACAGAAGAAAGGAAAAATTTATCGACAGCAATCAAGCAGAAAAACAAGCAATTCTTGAATCTGTAGAATATGTTAAATTTAGATATAAAGCTAAAAATATTATAGTATATACAGATGCTTTTACAGTTAAATTTAGTAGAAAAGAAAAAATATATCTCAATGATATAAAAATACTTTATATAAAAGGACATTGTTCAAATAGAAGCGGTCTTAAATATAAATTTAATTGTCTTGCTGATTGGATAAGTAGGAATGGAACTAATACTTGGAGAAAATATTATTATAGACATTTATTAAAATGACTTAGAATGAAAACTTTTCATATTTATACTGATGCTTCTTTATTACCTTTAAAATTTTTTCATACTAAAGCTGCTGTAATAGTAGTAAATTCTCATATAACAGATGTTATTTATAAAGAAAGACAATGTAAAGAAATACAAATGTCTATAAATTATTATGAAAGAGCTACTATTATATGGGCTATTAAATATGTAAAAAGACATTATAAAACTGAAAATATTATTGTTTATTGTGATAATAAACGTGCCATTAATAAAGGATATAAAGACTATAATTTAAAATGGATTAAAGGACATAGTAAATATAGTAATTATAAATACAAATTTCAAAAACTTGCTGATTATGTTAGTAAACATGGAATTGATAATTGGAGATACTATTATTATAAATATATATTAAAATGATTAGTTATCAAATATTTACAGATGGTTCTTGTAGAGCCAATGGAAATGGAGGAATTGGAATAGTTTGGTTAAAAAATGAAAAAAAGATATTAGAATATTCTAAAGGATTTAAAAATGTAACTAATAATAAAATGGAATTAACTGCTATTTATATAGCACTTAAATCTATATCTAAACCTATTGATTCTTTAGAAATAATATCTGATTCTGAATATTCTATAGGAGTAATTACTAAACCTTGGAATCCAAAAAAGAATATTGAATTAATTGCTAAAATTAAAAAACAATTAGTTGAAACTCAAAAATTGGTTAAAAATCCAATTAAATGGACTCATACTAAAGGTCATTCCGATAATATATGGAATAATTATGTTGATAAACTTGCAACAAATGAAAGTAATATGATATTATGAATAAACTAGAACAAGAAGTACGAGAAAACATTGGAATTGAAAAAGAGTGTTTAAGGAAACTTAATATAGTAAGAAATGAATTGATTCCTTATTATACTGAAAATTGTACTTTAGGTGAATTAGAAGAACTTTTATGGAAACAATATCTTAAATATCATAGTTTAATACAAAAAGTATTTAAAAATGAATAAAGAACAACTTAAAAAAGGAGATTATCTCCAATCTGATACTGGACAATTTGCTTTTGTAGATAAAATTCTTCCTACTAAAGTAAGAGTTTGGATAAATAACCAAAAAGATTATATTCTCGATGAACAATTACATCATTGGTCTTATGCTAATCCAATTAAAGATAATCGTATAGTAAGTTCTAAAACATTTGCTATTAGATTTAAACAATTTTTAGATTGGATTCCTAAAAATTTTTATATGTCTGGACCTCATATACTTGAGGAATATGAATATATGAAAATGATAGCAGACCAATTACTTAAATATCAAATTCAAACTGTTTCTAATGAAGAAGAAATCAATTATTTAAAAAGACTTGATTTATTATGATTACTGGAAGTGAAATTTTAAAGGATTTACAAGCTATAAAAAAGAAAGCAGAATTTGTAGAAATTACTTATTCTAATAATAATATATGGCCAGAAGTAAATGCAAAACTTAATGATATTATTTCTTTATTAAAAAACGATATGAAAATATTTGGATATGAGTAAAAATGATTATATAGAGATTTTTAATTGCATGATTAGGGGAACACCTGTTTCTTTTACAGAAAAGTTGCTTCCAATGTATGCTGAATATTTAACAGAAAATAACATTGAAAATTCTGAAAAGTTAATAAATTTAGTTGTACAAAATCCACAATTAATTCAACAAAGTATTCCGAAAATTGTTGAATATTATTGTAGAAAATATACAATACTTAGACTTCAGGAAAAACCAAATTTAAATAGTATTAATTTTAATAATTTTAAAACAATTTTATATTATGAATGATGATGTAAGGTTTCCAATTGAAACAACCTTTAATGGTAATGAGATTACTAAAACTTGTGTAGAAGATGTTTATAAGATTGTAAACAGAATTCAAGATGCTATGGATAAGGCACATAACAAATCTATAGATGTTATTGATACTTTATCTCATGAAGAATATGGTGAAAATACATCCGTTGTATTTGGAAAAGGTGTTTCTAAACCATGTTTAACAGATGCTTTTGATGAAGAAATAGGCAATAATATTGCATTTATGAAAATGAAATTAAATGCAAATATTAAGAAAAGAAATTTCTTAGTAAGAATTTTTAATAATTATGTAAAATTATTAAGTCAAATAAATTCTGAAATATATAAAGTTGAAGATCTTATTGAACTAGATTTGTGTGGAATTAGACGACATAATAATGAATATTTAAATAATAATTATATTAATGAAGAACTAAAAAAGTCTAGTATCGAAAGAGAAATTTTTAGAAATAATAAACTTCAAGAGAAATTTGATAAAATATATGAAATATAAAAATAGACTTAAAACATTAGAAGCAAGAATAAAAAATTGGGAATTGAGTGGAGGTCAAAATAAAGAAAGTGGACATCTTCACACTAAACCAGGAAGTCAAAAGAAATGAACAGAAAAAGATTATTTAAAAAACTAAACAAATTATGTTTAGAATTACAAGATAAATACAATATAAACTGCGGTGGATGTTGTTATATATCAGCATGTATAGCTGAACAATTGGAATTATATAATATTCCATTTGAATTAGTTCATTATGATATTGGTTGTTGTCATTATTGTATAAAAGTAAGTGATAGATATATAAATAGAGATGATCATTTTAAAAATGAAATCGTTTCTATATATAGTTATTCTTCTGACGAAATATATTCTATTTATTACAACAAAAATTGGAATATTACTTATGACACAAGTAATAATGAATTAATTAGAAAAATTATTATAAATTTATTTGAAAATGAAAATTGTAGAACCTGATTTTATCATGGAATTATCTGATCCAGATAGTGAAAGGTATGATTTAACTTTTATGAAAAAAGTTAAAAAAAGAGATACAGGAAAATATGAGATAGAACCAGGAAATACATTATATGGATTAACTCTTTCACATTGTCTTAATAGAATAGTTCATCATAGAACTGCTAAAAAGTATGAAGAGGATAATATAACTTTAAAACAATTTCTTAGAGAATTTCAAATCCAATATAAAGAAATAATTAAACTTTGTAGAGAGAGTCTTCCAGAAAAATTTGATACAGGAGAATGAAAAAGAATTGGAGTATAATTTTATTAGTAATTGGACTAGTATTATGTATTGGATTTTATGTTAAATACGCTAACTTTAATAAACCTTCTGATAATGAAGAATTATTTAAAAAAATATCAGAACTTGAATTAAAGATTGATTCTATGAGTATTCAAAAAGATAGTATTATAAGAGTTATTGACTCTACTCATGTTAAAATAATAACAAATGAAAAACATTATCAAGAAAGGGTTACTACTATTATTAATCAACCTCTATCTGCCGATTCCCAGTTTATCTCAGACTACATCGGCAGATACATTGAAAGCCATAAGTCTTATTTTCAATGAACATGAAAAATTAAGTATTGAAAACCCATTGTTAAAAGAACAAATCTTATCTTTAGAAGAACTTAACAAACTATATTTTAAATCAGATTCAATTCAAAAGATTGAAATAAATATGTTCAAAGACAAAGTTATTTCTGATGAAAAAGAAATTAAAAAATTGAAATCTGATAAAAAGAAAATTATTATAGGATCCTCTATAGGAGGAACTTTATTATTTATTTTAGGATTAATTATATGATGTACAATATTTATTTTGGAACTATAGGAAAAACTTTAGGAACTAAGTATCGTTTTACTAAAAATTGTAATGAACAAGAAGCGTTAAAAATTGCTAAAGATGGAGTAACTTCTCTTTATTATCAAAATGAAGGGAAATATGGAATACCTTCATTTAATATTATAAATGAAGAATCCAAAATTACTGGAATACCTATAGAAGAATTATATAATGAACATATAGAAGATATATGTAGATGGTATGTAATTCCTACAGAATTAGATACTATTCCTACGAATAAATTACATTGGAATGACTACCATAACAATTCATTGCAAACTTCTCGTTAGAGAAGATGATACAATGGGTTATAAGGTATTAGTATTTAAAAATTTAGATAATGCTCCATTTGGTCAAAATTATTGTATGGTTACAGTATGGCCAAATTGGGAATCTTATATTCCAGAAACTGGTGATATAGGATATTTAACTTATGATTCCGTTATAGGTGGAATAGATACATATTATGATAGAATGTCTGATTCTATTATGAAATATAATTTTACTAATTTAATTTTTAATAAATTTGTAAAGGAAAGAGATAATTCTAAAAAAGATATTATAATATGAAAGATTTAAATGAATAACGTATTAGGAGATGCCTTACAGAAGGCTATGGATGCTAAAAAGAATGATTTTTCATCTTTTATTTGGAAAGGTGAAAAAAGAAAAGAAGGAGATAAATACATACAAGATTCTGTTAGAATAGTTGATATGACTCCAGAACAATTAAAAAAGTGTCATGAACATTGTGAAAAGATGTTACATAATGACGATCCTAAAAATTTAGGAAGATATAATGTTTTGGATGAAGTAACTGATCAAATTAATAAATGTAATGTTGAACTCTTATTAAGATATTTTGAAAATAGCTATTTAAAAGATAATCGAGAAGATATTCGTAGAAAATCATTATGGATTAGTCTTAGAAAATTTGTAGCTAATAATCCAGAGGTTCAGGATTGGAAATTAATTCCATTTACAGAAATTTGTTCTAATCTTCCATCTGAATTTCATGATATTAATATTCATGATGCAATGGATGGTTGTATTGATTATTTAGGTGCTTTTAACAAGCAACATCTTACTATGACATTTATCACAAAAATGGGTTTATGGTTTACAAAGGCTGAAGAAAATGAGTTAAAAGGTAATTCTAATGCTGAAAGATTAAAAATTGCTAAAGAAAAACTTCATCTTCCGGAAAAGTTAAATCTTAAGTTTAGTGAAAAAGGATTGTCATATCATGAAATGAGAGCTATTCTCATACTTCCTAAGAAACAAAAGTATTCTGATATGACTACTGAACAACTTGCTACGTTAAGAAATAAAGTACTTCTTAGATTCCAAAGAGAAGTCGATGGACATATTTATAATTGGAAGAAACTTTTAAAACAAATTGAAATAGTAGCAAAAAGTAAAGGAATTAATTTAAATGACTAGAACTGAACGACAACAAGAAGCTATTAAAAAATGGATAGCAAATAAGGGTAAAGGCAGTTGGGAATTTCCAACTGCTTTCGGTAAAACATTTACAGCTATAACAGCTATTAAAGCTGTTCGAAAAAAATATCCTAATTTAAGAGTTCTTGTTGTCGTTCCGACTATAACTCTTAAAGATCAATGGTATGAGGAATTAAATAAAAATGATTTATATTTTAATATAGAAGTTCAAGTTATAAATAGTGTAATTAAACACGAATGGTCATGTGATATGCTTATTATTGATGAAATTCATGTTTCCGGAGCAGATCAAATGTCACAAGTATTTGATAAGGTAAAATATAAACTTATTTTAGGTCTTACTGCTACTTTTGAAAGACTTGATGGAAAACATTATCTTATAGAAAAATATTGTCCTATTGTAGATACAGTATCTACTATAGAAGCAATAGCTAATGGATGGATTTCAGAGTTTAAAGAATATCAAGTACTTATAGAAGTTGATGATATTGAAGAGTATAAATCTTTACAAAGAGAATGGATGCAACATTTTGAATTTTTTCAATTTTCATTTGATATTGCTATGAGAATGGCAGGTCCAGAGGGTTGGAAAGCTAAATTAGCGTATCGCGATGAACTATATAAAGGAAATGATGAATCTAAAAAGAAAGAAATTCTTCAAGCTATAAATTATCATTCAGCTGGATTTATGAGAACTATGACAAAACGTAAAGCTTTTATTAATAATCATCCAAAGAAAATTGAAATAGCTAAAAAAATAATGGAAGCTCGTCCTGATTCTAAAATTATAACATTTAGCAATAATGTTAAAATGGCAGAAGCATTAGAAAACGGAGAATACGTTTATACTGGAAAAACCAGTAAAAAGAGAGCCTCTGATATGATTGAAAAATATCTTTCTGGACAAATAAATCATCTTCATTCGTGTAAAAGACTAATTGAAGGATTTAATGATCCAAATACGAGTATAGCAATTATTCTTGGAATGGATAGTAGTGAGCGTAGAGCAGTACAAACAAGAGGTAGAGTAATTCGTAAAACTTCTACTAATAAACAAGCTGAAATATTTAATATTGTAATATGTCATAGTCAAGAAGAAAAATGGTTCAAAGATTCTCATAAAAACGTTAAATATATTACCATTGATGAAAAAGGATTAGAACAAGTTTTAAATGGCGAACAACCAGATTTATATAAGCCTAAGTTAGGTGAATTAATGTTTCGTTTTTAAATATGAATACAAATAAAATGTTAGAATTATTAATTCTAGCTAAAGTACTTAACGATTATAATGATGATAGTATTTATGCAGATCATTTAGACAAAAATTATGATATGCAGAAATTAGGAGATAGATATTATGAACTCGGAAAAGAGTTTTTAAACGAATATGCATTGAATAAAACAGAGAAATCTGAGGAAAATCTTTAGCAGCTAATATTTATTAGTATGCTGTGAAATACTTAAATCATAACCTTGATAATGAATTAATTTTAATGAGGGATTATAAATTAAATCCAACAGAATTATTTGTTATTAAGGTTATATTATTGGCACAAGATGGAGAATATATATATCTCCAACAATTTAATGAAATTTTAAATGGACAATTAAGATTATTATTAACAAATCTTCAATCTAAAGGAATCATTATTAAAGCATATAAAATTCCAAAGGAAGGTACTTTATTTATTCCAGAAGATGTTCAATTTAATCAGAATTTCTTAAAGAAATTTTATAGAAGTGCTTTTGAAATGGGAGAGGAATTGTTTTATACATATCCTCAATCCTGTACAGTTCAAGGACAAGTTTTTAATCTAAGAACAGTATCAAAGCATTTTGATTCTCTTGAACAAGCTTTTCAAAAATATGCTAAATCTATAAAGAATAATCCAGAAATTCATCAAGAGATAATAGACAATATCAAATGGGGAATTGAAAATGGATATAACTTTACAACTCTTGATAGATTTATAATTGATAGAGGTGGTGAAGCATTAAAAGCTTTTAGAAATGGAGATACAATTAATGTTAATCTTGAAGCAACACAATTAATATGAATGTAAATAAATTAATAGAAACTCTTGTTGAATTAAAAGAAAAAGGTTATGGTGAATATGATGTTTTTCTTCCTGACGAAGATGTTGATGGATATTATTCATCATTAGTATCAATAGGTAGTTTTCCAGAAAATAAATGTTTATATCGTGAGGATCCAGATTTTAGACATTATGCGGATGTATATGAAGGACAGAAATTTTATAAAAATTGCTTGTTAGATACATCAAAAGTTAAAGGAATTATATTAACTAATTAAAACAGCTCAATTGATATAACAATGAAATTAAGTGATATAGAAGAGGCATTTAAAACTTTAAAATATAAATCACCTATTATATCAGTTGATGATAATTATGTTACTATTCAAGTGGATACTGGATGGTTAATTATAAGTAAAGATAAATATGAAAAAGTATTTAGTAAGATTCACTGATAGATTTTATGAATTAGGTCAATATTGTTATCTCAAAGAAATAGTAGAATTATATTATCCTATAGGTAAAATAATATTAGAATATGACTATAACTGAATCTCTGTTACAAGAAATTGATATTGGTAGAGAAGGTAGAGCACAAGGTTATTCTATGGGTTTACCTAAGATAGAATCTATTGTTGATGGAGTCACTAAAAGAACTATGACTGTTCTTGCTAGTGGTACTGGTCAAGGTAAATCTAGTTATATTCTATATGCATATGTATATCGCCCGTTAATGGAACATCTTGATGATAATAATTTCTATGTATCTTATTTTTCATTAGAGATGCCAGCTACTGTAGTATTTGGAAAATTACTTTCTACTTATATATTTGAAACCTATGGAAAAGAATTATCTATTAAAGAAATATTATCTAGAAAAAAAGGATATATTCTTAATGATGAAAACTATAAAATAGTGAAAGATTCTTTAAGTTGGTTAAATAAAATGGAAAGTAAAATTCATATCTATGATAAATCTTTAAATGCTGATAAACTTTATGCAATTTTAATGCAAAAATTAGAAAAGTTTGGAACTTTTGAAGAAAACGATAATAGAAAAGTTTATATTCCAGATAATCCTGATCTTTTATATGAAATAGTTATTGATCACGTTGGATTACTTCGTCCTTCTAATGGACGTAATAAGAAAGGAGAAATTGATACAACTGTTTCATATCTAGTTACACTTAGAAATATGTGTAACATATCTCCTACCTTAATTCAACAAATTAATAGAGAACAAAGTAATATTGAAAGATTTAAAGCAGGAAGAACTGGTATTCAACTTTCTGATTTAAAAGAAACCGGAGATACTACTGATGCTGCAGAGGTTGTTATTGCATTATATGGTCCAAATAGGGATAAACTTAATACATATAGAGGATATGATATTAAGAAATTAGGTGATCATATTAGAATGGTTCAAATATTAAAGACTAGATTTGGAGAAGCTGATAAAGAAATAGCTGTAAACTATCATGGTGGAATTAATATTTGGACCGAACTACCATTACCTACTGATATTTATGACTATGATAAATATACAACACCAGATTATTTATTAAAAAATGAAAAAGATGAAACAGAAATAAAAGAAGATAATAATGAAAAACAACAATTTAAATTAATTATTTAAGTATGGCTTGTGAAACTCTGTGTATTTACGGAGAAAGTGGTACTGGAAAAAGTACTAGTTTAAGAAACATGAATCCCGAAACTACTTTTATTATTAGTACTACTGGTGAATAAGGTTTGCCAGTATTCGGTTAATTGCTGGAACACCCTTAGAGATTCTTAAACCACAAAATAGAAGGTAACTTCAAGTTTGACGGTCTAAAAATTAAGAATATTGGGCAATCAGCAGCGAAGCTTCCTATTATAGTGTAATTAGGAAGAACGTTCAACGACTATCCGCGTTGTTGCGGAGTACAAATAAAAATTTACCACTTTTATTTGGAAATGCCGAATTTGATTGTATATTAGTAAAAATTAAAATTTTATTAATATATGAAAAAATACAAAATTTACAAATTGGTTGATCCTAGATATTAGGATGAAGAAGACCCTAAAAGGGTAAGATATATTGGGTGGACAAATAAAAAGTTATATGATAGATTAGGAAATCATATGACAGAAGCTAGACATGATATTACCCAACAACATACACATAAAAATAGATGGATAAATAGTCTTTTAAAATTAAATTTAAAACCAGAAATACAATTAGTTGATGAAACAGACGATCCAAATGAAATAAAATTAATGGAAATTAAATACATTAAACAATTTAAGGATGGAGGATTTCTATTAACTAATGCTACTTTAGGAGGAGATGGAATGTTAGGAAGAGTTGTTCCTGATGAACAAAAAGCTTTATTTGAAAAAGCTATTGATGTTTATTCTAAAACTGGAGAATTTTTAGGTACAGTAAAATCTCAAAAAGAATGTGAAAAGTAGTTTGGAGTTGATTCAGCTAAAGTATCCATGGTTTGTAATGGAAAAAGAAAATCTACTAGAAATTTAGTATTCAGATTTAAAGGAGATTCTTTTGATAAATATGAAACTAAATCAATGAGAGGGAAAAATCAAAAAAATAAAATTCCTATATATAAAGTAGATATAAATGATAATATATTAGAAGAATATTCATCTATTGCAGAATGCGCAGAAAAAGAAAATATAAATAAATCTACCTTAGAATCTTATTTAAGACAAACTAAATATGATTCTAGAGGAAAACGCAGAATTTGTAAAGGACAGTATTTTATCAAAAAGATATAGTCTAATCCTACATGAAAATGTAGGGTATATCATAACTCTGGTAAAGTTTATAAAAAATGATATACAAAAAAATGAAACCTCTACCTTTTAGAGCTTGGCGTAAGAAGTATATTCCTCTAGTGATTGAAAAAGATGAAAAAGGTAAAACCAAATCTATTACAGGAAACTATTATATTAGTTCTAATTGGGAATCTATTTTAAAGATATTAAAAGTTATTAACAAATTAATGCCTCATATTAAGACTGTTGTTCTTGATGATATGCAGTATATATTGAGTTATGAGTTTGTTGATAGAGCCACTGAAGTTGGTTATACCAAATTTAGTGAGTTAGCTCAACATCTTATGGAAATCTTAAGATATTCTGAGCAAATGAGGGAAGACTGTACTATGTGTTTCTTAACTCATAGTGAAAATGTTGGAACCGAAATTGATCCTAAGTATGTTATTAAAACTGTTGGCAAGTTATTAGCAGAGAAGGTAACATTAGAAGGATTATTTACTTATATTTTCTGTACGAAAGTAGAAGAAGGAGATGATGGCAAGATGCAATATAAACTTGTTACTAATAATGATGGAAAATGTCTTGCTAAAACTCCAATGGGTATGTTTGAAGAATTAGAGATTGATAATGACTTAAATGAGATACTTAAAGTAATTAAAGAATATAATGAAGAATAATCATGGCTTGGAATATTAATTCTGCAAAACTTATTGTTGAAATTGTTGATGATTCAACAGGAGAATTGATTACAAGAGAGGCTACTCTTGGAGATTTTAAAGAAGTAACTAAGAAAGCTACTACAACTCGTACAAAGAAATCTAAGGATGATGGTGAAACTGAACCTTTAATTCATCTTCTTGAAGGAAAATGGCAACTTAATAATAAAGCAATTGAATTAACTGGATTTGAGCCAGAAATGAAATTAGATATTAAGTTTGAAAAGAAAGGTAAGGTAACAACTCCTATACTTTGTGAAGATGAGAAAGCTGGAAATAGGCTTACTAAAACATATACAGTAAGTTGTAGAGGTAGTAAACATGATAACCTTTCTGAATATGGAAATACATTTAATGTAATTCCTTATGAAGGTAAAGAAGGTTATTTCAAATTAATCGGTAATGCTCCTAAACCTGAAGATGATATTATTGATGTTCCTGAAGAAATAACTAATCCAGAAGAATTTGATGTTAATGATAATTCTGGAGTTGATATTAGTGATTTTGAATTAGAACTTTAAAAATAAATATATTTAGTAGATAGTTTTATATTTTAATTAGATAATTTATATTTATTATGTAAAATATGAAATTATATGTTTAATTTTTCAAATCTTAGTGAACAAAACTTTACCAGTAATGCTGGTGCTTATCTTCGTCCTTATGACATTTATACTGTAAATCTTACAAAGATCGAAAAAACTGTTTTAAAGGGTTCAAAAGATCCTAATGCAGAATATCCTGTAGTAGCACTTGAATTTACAGGAACTGGAGATAATAAGGGTACTTTTAGTACTAATCTATTTATTCCTACTACAGACGATGATATGAAGCGTCCTACATTTAAGAATGCTGAACAACATGAATATGAAAGACCTTCTCGTTTTGAGAATTTTCAATTTACATTAATGCAAATTGTTCATGCTCTTAATCCTGCTGGTGAAGAAAAGATTAAGACTAATGCTTCTAAGATTAAAACCATTGACCAGTTTATTGATTTAATTATTAAAGCTCTTTCTGGAAAGAATAATGTTGAAACTAACTTAAAGTTAGTAGGACGTAATAATAATGGAACAGTTTATGCAGCTCTTCCTAATGCTTGTGGACTTAATAAGGCTGGAGAAATATTTCCTGTAAACTTTATTGGTAATAATTTATTCTTCACTAATTATGAACTTACACAACAGAAGAATTATCAGAATGCTAAACCTACTAACATGGATTCTGTTACTGACGATTTAGATACTAATAGTTCCAAAGAAGATTATAATCTTGATGATTTAGAACTTTAATAATTAATTATAGACTCTCATGGAATTTATATCGTTAAGACCAAAAATTACTAAAGACTTTATACTTTCCAAAGTGAATCAAGAGTCTATAATGCAACATTATACTGGATTGAACGTTAGCTCTAAAAAGCTAATGCTCAGTCCTTTTCGTGTAGATAATCATTTTACAGTTTCTTTTTATAAATCCAAATCTGATATATTATATCTTCATGATTTTGCTACTAATGAACATATTAACTGTTTTCAAGCAGTTATGAAAAAATTCGGATGTAATTACTATGAAGCATTAGATATAATAGCTAAAGATTTTGGATTAATAGAAGGAATAAATAATGCTAAAGAAAAACCACTAAATGTAGAATCTTTAAAAGAAACTGAATCCGCAAGAATACAAGTTCAAATAAAAAACTATTCTAATAAAGAGTTAGAATGGTGGAAACAGTTTGGAATATCTATTAGGACTTTAAAGAAATTTCATGTGTTTTCTATAGAACATGTATTTTTAAATGGAGAATTAAAATTCACATCTTCTGAACAATGTCCAATTTATGGATATTACTTTGGTAAAGATAAAAATTGCAAAGAGCTTTGGAAAATTTATTTTCCAACAAATAAAGAACATGGTATTAGGTTTTTAAATAATCTTCCGAATAAAAAATTACAGGGATATAAACAATTAAAAGATTCTGATGATATCTTAATTATTACAAAATCACAAAAAGATTGTATGTGTTTTTATGAATTTGATATTAACGCTGTGTCTCCTTCTAGTGAATCTACTTTTTGTTCAGAAAAACAAATTGAAGAATTCAAAAATAGGTTTAAACATATTATTGTAATGTATGATCAAGATAAAGCAGGAAAACATAATATGTATAAAATAAGATTAAAATATCCAGAATTAGATTATTTTGTAATTCCTAGTTATTTAAAAGCTAAAGATTTTAGTGATTTAGTGAAATTATATGGAAAAGAAAAAGTTAAAGAACTATTGAATGAATGTTTAAATTATTTTAAAAATAAATGGCGATGACAACAGAAGAATGGATTAAAAAAGCATAGTTAAAATTTCCTAATTTAGATTTTTCTAATACAATATATTCAGGAAAAATGAACAACATAACAGCATATTGTCCTATTCATGGTTAGTTTACAACTAAAGCTAATACTCTAATGAATAGTAAATACGGCTGTAGAGAGTGTGGAAAAGAACATCAAATACAAAATAAGAAATTATCTAATGAAGAAATTTTAAAAAGATTAGAAAATTCTTACGGAAATAAATATGATTACTCAAAAGTTAAATACACCGGAGCTAAAAATAAAATAACTCTAATATGTCCTAAACATGGAGAATTTCAAATTCGTCCAGATTGTATAGGAGATAAATGTATGAAATGTGAAGCTGAAGAGAGAAGTAAAAGATATATGCTTTCACAAAAATAGTTTGAATGTAAAGTTAAAGATTTATCTTCAAATATTATCATAAATTCTGAATATAGAGGATGTAACAATAATATAAAATGTAAATGTTCTATTTGCGGATATGAATGGGAAACTAAAGCAGCTCATTTAATTGAAGGAAGTAATTGTCCTAAATGTCATTTATATAAAGGAGAATAGAAAATTAGTAAATATTTAGATATTAATAATATTAAATATATTATTCAATATAAAATAGAAAAACCTTTTGAAAATAGAGAATTTATTTTAATAGATTTTTATTTACCTGACTATAATACATTTATTGAATATAATGGCAAACAACATTATGTTCCAGTTAAGTATTTTGGAGGAGAACTTCAATATAAAGATTAGATTTAGAGAGATAAAAATTTACGAAATTATTGTAAAGAAAATAATATAAATCTTCTAGAAATTCGTTATGATTAGAATATTGAAGAAAAACTTGATGAATACTTTAGTAAATAGGAGTAGAGAATATGAAAGAATATGTTAATGAATTTATGTCTAATTATAAATTTAAATAAAATATGGGATATTTAAACTGCAAAGATCCTTTTAAGGAATCTGCTGCAATTAGTAGAAAGATAGAAAATAAATTAAGTTGGTTTAGATTGATTGATAAGTTGTTTAATAGTTTAAATTTATAAATTATGAATAAACAAGAATATTTAGAATCATTAACTCAAGATGATTTATTTGTTATTATTAAATATGGATTAAGAGGTAATGCTCCTTCTGATGTAACAGTAGAAGATATTTACTATCTAATTCAATGTAATCCATTATGAAAGTTTATATAGCTAAAGATTGGACAGGTTCTAAGGTATTTGCAGAACCTCCTATACTTATGAAATGTGGAGGTATGCCAGATATATGGTCTGGTCATAAACTTCCATTTGATATTACAGGTTCTTTTGCAGAAGATGAAATTCCAAGAGGACAATATTTGGAAAGAAATATTTGGTGGTCAATAGTACATATGATAAAATAATATTATGAGGTAGAAAAATTTAAATACATCTGTAAAAGTAACTGATAAAGCAGGTAATTCATGGGTTTATGAATCAATAGAACAAGCAGCTGAAATGACAACTTTATCAGTTCAAGCTCTTAAAATAAGAGCTAATAAGAATACTATTCCAAAAGATGGAATAAAGGTTGAATGGATGGACGAACATACCAAAAGATCAATGAAGGCTTCACAAAGTAAACGTAAAGGAAATGGATACGAATTGAAGATTATACATGAATTAACTGATTTAGGATTTGAAGGACTTAAAAGTTCAAGAAGTGAATCAAAAAATCTTGATAATGCAAAGATCGATATAGCAGATACTTTAGGAGTATTAGATTGTTATATACAGTGTAAACGTACTAAAAATTCTCCTAATATAGAAACAATATCAGAAGCTTGCCCTTTAAAAGATAAACCTTTAGTTATTTTTTGGAATAAAGAAAGTGATAGGCAACAAAACAATGAATATGTTTACATGCCTAAAGAATATTTTTATAAATTATTAACAAAGTAATGAATAAATATTTATGGGCTGAATGTCCAGTAGACATATGGCCTCGAATTAAGACTGTTTCTGCAAAGTCTTATAATGATGCAGTAGAGAAATTAATAATGCAATATGGTAATGAATTAGATGATGATAAAATTCTTGATACTATTGAAGATTGGGAACAATTAAGAGATTATCTTAATGAAAATTATTCTATTGCACTTTCAGATTTAGAAATTTATGAAGAATTATAATTATGTTAGGTAGTCGATTAATATATATAAAAAGATTAGCTTCTTCTGTAAGAAATCTTAATGAAGAAGAAAAAGAAGTTTTCGAAAATCAATTAAAAGATTCTAAGTATATTGACAAACATTATTTTGGAATTAAAGAATGAAAAGAGAAACTTATGTAAAAAGATTGGTTACTTCTTATAAGAACCTTTCTAGAGAAGAAAAAGAAATATTTCGTTTAGATACTGGTTTAACTATTGAATCTAGTAAGACAGAGAATGATTAAACGACTTCGCATTGGCTCAGACATAGATCAAGTAATCTGTGACTGGGCCAATCCATTTTTTAAGAGATTTACTCCAAAAAACGATACAGATATAACAAGAATATGTAATCAAATTCTTGCTAGAGATAGAAATTTTTGGTTAAATCTTCCAGTAATAAGAAGATTTGAAGGATTTGAACCTGTACTTTATTGTACTAAAAGAAGTTGTTTAAAAACATATTCCAAAGAATGGATAGATAATAATGATTTTCCACATAAACCTGTATATCAAGTATTCTGTCAAACAGATAATAAAGCAAGATATATTAAGGGAAGATGTGATGTATTTATAGATGACAGTCCAATAAATTTTATTCAAATGAATAAAAGTGGAGTTCCTACACTATTAATGGATACACCATATAATCAAAATTTAGGACCAATGCTAAGAATATATACATTAAATTACAATGAAATAGAAGATGTATATAATTTGGCATTAGATATGAATATTTTTAAAGAATTCAAATTATATTATGACAATTAGTGGATTTTGGGGATTTGCTATAACAGCAGTTATTGTAGCAGGTTTTGTATATTATACATATATGAAATATAAGAAATAATTATGGAGTTAGATAATGAATTAATTAAGCAAATTAAAATAACTCCATTATTAGATACACTTAAATTAGAGGATATTGATGACGATACTTATTTTAAAGAATACAAAAAAGAATATATTTCAAATTCTCGTTTAGGTAAACTTGTTAAAGAAGGAGTTGAATCATTTTTTAAAAACGAATCTTCTCCATATAATCCAAGTTTTGAAACTGGTAGTCTTATTCATCAACAAGTACTTCAACCAGAATCATTTGAAGTAATAGAGGGAGTATTTAAACCTACAGCAAAAGCTGGATTAATGGCTGATGCACTTTATAAATCTGATGGAACTTTTCCAACTGATAATGAAATTAAAGCTCAGTCTTATATAATAGGATATTATAAAGATAAACTTACTTCTAATAGACTTAAAGAATTTAGAGACAAAGCAGAACCATATTGGAGAGATAGATTTTTATATGAAGAGAAAAATCCTAAGAGTGATAAAAAACGTATCTATACTGATGAAAGGAATTTTGAATTGCTCAGTAACTGTATTAGAACATTAGGTGAAAATAAAGATATTCAAAAATTACTTCATCCAACTGGAATTGTTGAAGAACCAATAATAGGAAATGAAAAAACTATTTTAATGGATATTCAAATGAAAATTCCTGATTATGAACCCAGAATTTATAAGTTAAAAGCTAAACTTGATAATTTCAGTATAGATACAGAAGAGAATGTTATAACTGTAAATGATCTAAAAACTACAAGTAGACCTGCTGTACAGTTTGATCCAACATTTTTTTCTTATCAACGTGAAATAGCATTTTATAGTTATCTTCTTAAACAGATAGCAAAGAAATTCTATAATATTGAAAATCCATCTGTTAAAGGTAATTTTCTTGTAGTATCTACAATTCCAGAATACAATACTTTAGTATATCCTATGACTCCTAAATTATTTAAATCTGGAATGACAGAAATTCAATATCTTCTTCGTTGTGTTGCATATTTTAATCAAATTAAAGGATATGAATTTTGATGAACTTAGAAGATTTTATTCTGAACACTATAGTTTGGGATATTTAAATATTCCGGAAGAAAACGGGCATTCTTCATTTGAACGTAAACTTATTCTTATAAGTTTAATATGTTATTTATATAATAAAAATAAAGCTAAAAATCCAGATTTAACTTATTATTCATTATTATATAAAATTAACAGTAAAGTAAACTTACCGGATAATTTTATAAAGGGATTAGCTATTGTTTGTGAAGATTTTGGATATGGACGTAACAAAGATTTTCCAACTTTTGGATTAGAAGGTAAAAAAATTTTGGAAGAAATAATTTCGATACTACAAACATATTTACCTTTTTAACATTTGTTAACTATGACCTTAATAAAATAATAATACATTTAATATGTTCTTCTTCGGAAGAAAAGATAGTTCCATTTTAGTAGATAGTTTATGAGGGAATATTCCCTATGAATTAATGATTTTATATTTAACTGTATGGAACAGAATACATTTTTTACAAAGTTTGAAGTTATTGGTACAACCAAAGATGAAGCAATTAAGAATTCTAAACTCAATCTTCGTGTAGATGCTACACAAGCATATAAGAAGTGGGCTAAGGAAAACGCAACAAATGAAGATAATGTTAGAGAATGGATGATTGATTATTTGAAGAAGAAGAAATTTAATATGCCTAATGATGGTGCATATATTGTTCTTCAATCTGCTGTTCTTGATTCAAGAGAGCGTCCTTATAAGGTTGAGAAACCTAAATATGAAGCTCGTACACATACTCCCGTAAGACTCTATGTTGGTCGTGCTCAAGATACTGGTGAGGAATTATTTACAGAAAAGACCAGTAAGGCTGCTGAACAATCAGCTAAGGAATTTGTAATTGATAATCACGTAGGTGTAGACCTCGTTATTGAAACTCGTATGAAGGAAAAGAATTCTCTTTATGCTAAGGTTAATTATGTTCCTTCTAAGGGTACTCAGAAAGCAAAGCTTCTTGTATTTGGATATAAAGTAATGGATTAATTTCAGATTTTGTAAACTCTCTATAGTTATTTGCCTATCAGATTAATTTCTGATAGGCAATTTTTGTTTATAACACTAGGTAAAACATTGAAAAATGAATAAAATAAGTGAAAAAAAAATTAATGAAATTATTGAAGACTTGAGAAAGTATAAATCTTTAAATAATAAGAAACATAAAGCTAATTATTATTATCAAGCTAGACAAAATATTATAGATTCTGATCATCCTATTGAACTTATTAAAGAATTTTTGGATATATATTCTCAATGTAAAAGAAATGTTACTACTAAAGAAGAGGTAGAAACTGATGATAGAGCTGTTACTGAAGTAGAACGTGATGAAAACGGAAATATCCAATACTATACTTTTGAAATATTTAGAAAAGATTCTCCAACCTTACGAGGAAAACTCGATAGAAAGGAAATGGAGACAATATATAAACTTTATAGTTACTATGGGGCCAATCTTACACAAAAAATTGTGTCTCGTGAGTTTCCCTATTATACATTCGTAGAATTTAAAAGAATTCTTAGAGCTTTTAATATATATAAAGCTAATTCTGAATTTGCTCCTCATCAAATTGAAGAATTAAGTGAAGAACAACTTATTAATCTTCATAATCAAAATAAAGAAAATAATGTTCTTCGTAGAATTGAAAAAGACCAACTTGCTGAGGCTAATAAACTTATTAATAAATTATCTGTAGAATTAAATTCTTTAAAATATGCTAAAGATTTTCATTTTACAATAGATGGAAATTATACTCCTAAAACTTATACTCCTTGTTATAATACTGGAAAAACTCTTGTTTTACATATTAGTGATACTCATGTAGGTGCTGCATTATCTTCTACTAGTTTATTTAATAACGAATGGAATGAAACTGAATTTGCAAGAAGATTAACAGAATTAGTAAATAGAATAAGTAATTTAGGTGGATTTGATAAAATTATAATTAATTTTCTAGGAGATTATCTTGATGGAATGGATGGTATGACTGCTCGTAGAGATCATGTAATGCCTCAAAATATGGATAACAAACAACAATTTAATGTATTTATTAAACATATGTTACATTTTATAGAAGATATTCAATCATTGTGTAATAATATAGAAATATATGCTGTTCCAGAAGGTAATCATGGTGGATTTGCAGATTATTTTGCAATCAAAGCTTTAGAATATGCTACTAATTCTTATTTTCCTAATATTCCATTTACTGTATTTGATAGATATTATGGAGTATTCAGTGTAGGTTCTCATAGATATTTAATATTTCACGGTAAAGATGGACAATTTATGAAGAAACCTATGCCTCTTAATCTAAATGATACTACTAGTACTCTTTTAAGAGATTGGATGGATAGAGAACAGATGACTGGAGAGAATATTCATATTATAAAAGGAGATTTACATTCTAATAATCTTAATTCTTGTAGAAAATTTGATTATAGAAATGTATTAAGTTTGTTTGGAGATTCTGATTATTCACAAATGAATTATGTTTCTAATTCTTATGGTGTTTCATATGATTTATTCATTGGAAATATTAGAACTATAGGTACTTTTGAAAATTTATGACATGACTAGAAATGATGTAATTAGACAAGCTGTAGAACAATGTCTAAAAGAATTATATTCTTATGTTCAACCAAAAGTAAATTGGGAAGAATTTGAAAAAGAAAATAAAATTTATTCTGAAAAATATAAGACTTGGGAAAATTATAGACACGCTTTCCATAATAGAGAAAATAATCCAAAAATGTGGATACAATATGATGCTTCTTTTAAAGATTGGAAAGATAAATCTATTACTGAATGTATAGGCCCTCGTCCTTATGAATTTTATTATCTTCCTAAAGAAGTAATGAAAAGTATATGCGATTCTTATGTTTATGCTTATAATATAGATTCTCAACAAGAACTTCTTAATACAATTCATATTCTTAAAAACTATTGTAAAGAACCTGTTGTTGATAAATATATTAGTGATTATACTGATGAATATGGAAATCATCATCCTGGATATAGAAGTTATGATAATCCTGACAATTTATATAAAGAAATTGCAAAAATTGTAAGTAATTATTCATTGGATTCAGCTGATGAAAATTCAGATGAAGTAATTGACTTATGTAATAAATTTTTTGAATTTCTTGATATGGCAGGAAATTTCTATAATTGGAATAGAGATTTAAATTCTTTTAATATGTCTGTATATTTAGGACCAAGTCCTAATTCTAATAAAAAAGTAGTTATAGAAAATTGGAAGAAATATAAAAATCAAGATATTGAAATTAATGAAGAACAAATTAAAAAAGACTATTATGGAGAAGACGAATTGGATTGAAAAAATTAAAGAAGCTATTCGTGTAGCTATGAACAGAGGATTAAATATTCAGAAAAGTAGTAGAGGTTTTCCATACAGTATTGTAATAAAAAACCAAATTTGTATTTATATTTTTAAAGAGGAAATAAGTATAAATACCTCAAAAGGACATATTTGTATTAAACATTCTCTTACTGATAGAGAAGAATTAGAAATACAAGCGTTATATCTTTCTATTAGAGAGTATAATGAAGATATGGCTATATCTGAATTTAATGAATTTATTTCTGCTGATAAAAAAGAAGATTCTAAACTTACAATTAATGACTTAGATAACGAAGACGATTAATTATGGCAGAAATAACACTTACTGAATTACTAGCAGGAAGAGCTACTAGAATTAAAAATAGAGAATATTTTCCTACTGCTGCATATGTTGAACCATTTTTGGAAAGAGTTCTGAAACTAACTTCTGAATTTAGAGTACAAGTTCAACTTCCAACTCAAATTACTTATACAGCAGAAGGAGATATTAATACTGAAGATATAACTTATAATAGAGTTCTTATTGAAGCTATACTTCCAGATGAATATAAATTCAATGATGATCCTCATAAAGCTGTATTAGGAATGGTTTATGGAATAGATGTTCGTAAACCAGTTGTTAAGTTCTTTAAAGGACAAGAAAGAATGAGTTGTACTAATCTTTGTGTATTTAGTCCTCAATTACTTGCTTGTCAGGATTTAGAATCTGAAACAGCTGTTGATTATAATCCTTTAAAAAGAATTATTGAACAAACTGATGATACAGCATCTTGGATGAAAAAACTTATTGAATCTGAATTTGATTGTCATACTCAGAATGTTAATGAATCTTTAGGCCGGTGGATTAGAAATTGTATCAATTATAATTTTGATAATCACTATGGTAAAGTAAAGATTGCAACTTCTGCTCCTATTGATGCATATAAATCTCTATTTGAAAAAGAGGATAGTGAATATTATACTGGAATTGATAGTGGAACTATAAGTATGTATCAAGTTTATAATGCTTTTACTCAAATTCTTACTGATGGAATGAAGAAAGATCCATTTAATATATTTGAAAAGACTTTATTACTTAAAGACATTCTTGATATATGAATTTAGTAATACTATATTAAGTTATGAAAAGGCAAAAATATAATAAATTAATATTAGAAACACTTTCTAAATTAGTTGATAAATATCCAGATTTAAGATTTGGACAAATTCTTGTTAATGCTGATATTATTGAATTAGTTTATAATAATACTACAATGACTGTTTTGGATCCTTTTAATGAAGAATCTGAAATTACTTGGAAAAGAATGTTATTAAATAAGTTTGCTTTTAAAGAACAATATAATTAAAAATTATGGATATTTTAGATTCCTTTAAAACTATAATACAATGTGCAATATTTTGTAAAAGTCCTGTTGGAAATACTTTTATTATAAATAATACAGATAAAAAATATATAGAATATCTACTGTTAGAATGTCCTTATTTAAAAGAGTTTATAACAGAAAATTCAAATAAATGTTGTATTATTAAATATTTAGGAAATGAAGTAATTTTTAATTACTAGAATTATTTTGATTAAGGGGTTATTAAGAATATATTAATATTCTATAACCCTTTAATTTTTTATTTATGTAGAAAATAATGTATATTATTAAACGCTCAGGTAAAAAAGAACAGTTTAATCCAGACAAAATTAAAAATGCTATAAAAGCAGCTTTTAATTCAATTGGACATGCTGTAGATGATGATGTGTATGATGAAATAGTTAATTCTGTAAAAGTATGGAATGAAATGGGAATTGAAGATATTCAAGACCAAGTAATCGAAACTTTACGGAATCTTGATTATAATGAAGTAGCTGATAGTTATCTTATTTATAGATATGAACACAAGAAAATTAGAGATTTTGTAAATAAGAAACTTCAATTTATTGAAAACTATAAAAATTCTGATAATACTGCAAATGCTACCATTGATGATAATAGTAATGTATCAAATCATAACGTAGCAGTATTAAATGCAGAAATTCATAAAGAAGAAAATCAACAAGTAAATCTTAAAATACTTGAAAATAAAGTAAAGGAACTTTATCCAGAATTTGATTATAAGCAAATGTTAAAAGATTTCAATAGTATTGCTTATTTACATGATTCTAGTAGCCAAATTGGAACTCCATATTGTGTAGCTATTACAATGTATCCATTTTTATTACATGGTATTAGAGATATTGGTGGATTAAGTGCTGCTCCTAAAAATATTGATAGTTTTTGTGGAATGTTTGTAAATCTTGTATTTGCAATAGCTTCTCAATTTAAAGGTGCTGTAGCTACTCCAGGAATATTTCTTTGTATGGACTGGTTCTTAAGAAAAGAATGGGGTGATAATTACTATTTGAAAAAAGATGTTATTATTTCATCTGAACATTCTTTTAGAAAATTTACTATTCAAAAACAAATTCATCAATACTTCCAACAGATTGTATATAGTTTAATGCAACCAAGCGGAGGCAGGGGAAATCAAAGTGTCTTTTGGAACTGCTCAATATTTGATAAACCATTTTATGATACTATGTATGGAGATTTCTACTATCCAGATGGATCTCAACCTAAATGGGAATCTTTAAACTGGCTTCAGAAAGATTTCTTACATTGGTTTAATCAAGAAAGGTTAAAATGTATTCTTACTTTCCCAGTTGTAAGTGCTTGTTTAATCTACCAAAATGGAGAATTTGTTGATAAAGAATTAGCTAATTTTGTAGCACAAGAATATTCTGAAGGTAATAGTTTCTTTACTTATATTAGTGATAGTGCTGATTCATTAAGTTCGTGTTGTAGACTTTCTTCTAAAATAGAGAAACCTCAATTTAATTTTACAAACGGACAACTCTCAGAAATGACTGGAAGTAAAAATGTAATTACTCTTAATCTTAATAGAATTATTCAAGATTGGTGTAAAGAAATAGGAGGAGTTCCTACAATTGGAAATCAATACGATTCTTTAAAATTTTATTTAATAAAAATTCTTGATAGAATATATAAGTATCAAACAGCTTATAATGAGTGTTTAAAAGATTTATATAAAGCTCATATGCTTTCTGTTTATGAAGCAGGATTTATAGATATGAAGAAACAATATCTTACTATCGGAATTAACGGTCTTAATCAAAGTTTTGAATATTTAGGTGGAAAATGTAGTAAGAATCAAGAGTACCAAGATTATTGTAATTTGATTTTTACTACAATCAAGGAACAAAACCAACTTCATAAAACCAAAGAATTAATGTTTAATACAGAATTTACACCTTGTGAGAGTGCTGCTATTAAACTTTATAACCGTGATAAGAAAGATGGTTATTGGACTCCTTCTGATACTAATCTTTATGCTTCATACATATATAAACCTAATGATGTTGAAATCTCAGTATTAGATAAGTTATATCTTCATGGGAGAGACTTTTGTGGAGATAATCTTGATGGAGGAAGTTCCGCACATATAAATCTTTCTGAACATCTCTCTAAAGCTCAGTATGAGAAACTTCTTAAATATGCGGCGGAAGTAGGTTGTAAGTATTTTACTTTTAATATTCCAAATTGTGAGTGTGAATCTTGTGGATTTATAGCTAAACAACCTTTTAATAAATGTCCTAAATGTGGAGAAACTGAGCATATAGCCCTTTGGGATCGTGTAATTGGATATTTAACTAAAATTAAAAGTTGGTCTAGAGGTAGACAAATTGAACAAAAAACTAGAGTATACAGTAAGGAGGTTGAATAATGGAATATTTTATTAAAGAAGGTTGGTAGCTCAATCCAAATGAAAAAATTGTTAAAGGAATTACTAAAGCAATTGAAAGGAATGATGGAATGTGTCCTTGTGTTCATGAGAAAAATGATGGAGATTTGCATTGTCCTTGCGAATCTTATAGACTCCGGGATAAGTGCTGTTGCCAATTATATATTAAAGAAGTATGATTGAAATAAGTGAAAAAAGATATGCTGAACTTCTAAGAAAAGAATATATTCTTGATAGCTTAGAATGTGCTGGAGTAGATAATTGGGGAGATTATGGTTATGCTATGAGCGAAGAGTTTGAAGATATGCCTTCAGCAAATGAATTCAGACACTATTCTGACGACAAAGTAATAAAATATTGGGAGGAAAGAGATTAATGAAATATCTTGATACTATGATTACATTTAGGGAATTTCCTGATGAAATTTCTTTATTAATAAATATATCAAATTGTCCCTGGCATTGCCCTGGATGTCATTCTCCTGAACTTTGGGAAGATGTTGGTACTGAATTAACATTTGATGAACTTAATAAACTTATACAATCTAATAAAGGAATTACTTGTGTTGGATTTATGGGTGGAGATTATGATACTCCTTATTTAGATTGTTTAGCTGCTTTTGTAAAGAATTTTAATCTTAAAGTAGGATGGTATTCTGGTAATTCTAGATTAAGTGATTATATTAATACAGAATGGTTTAATTATATTAAACTCGGACCTTATGATAAAAAGTTAGGTGGATTAGATAATCCAAATACTAATCAAAGAATGTATCAATATTCTCCTTATTTTAGTGATTGTACAGAATTAGGGATAGGTTGGAGAGATATAACTTATAAATTTTGGAAACATGGAAACAACAAATAAAAACATTAAAGTTGGATGTGTTACTCCATTATCAGTAATAATATTTTTAGCGTTTTTCTTTGCTAAAATATATGATAAAATTGATTGGAGTTGGTGGTGGGTATTTAGTCCATTATGGATACCGATGTTATTAGTTATTATATTTCTTTTAATAATATTAATATTAAAAATATGGATAAAATAATAACTGATGGATGGCCGAAAGATAATGAAATTCTATTAGATGAAATATCTTGTACATATTTACAAGAACCTGATTGTACTGAGGATAGAGAAGGAGAACCTCAGTCAATAACTTTATCTAGTAGAGATGGTGGTGGAGGTAAATTTATACACATAAAAACAAACGGATGGAGTATATGTGGAAATAATTTAGAAGAAGATTTAATTCCTCTTATAAAGGATTTTAAACATAGAATGGACGATGAAACTTTTAATACTGGCGGATTTGCACGGGAGAAAATTTTGGAGACAAGCAATAACTAATAATATAAGTAAAGTTGATAAAATAATATTTTTAGGTGACTATTTAGATCCATATCAAAATGAAATTGAAGAAACTTTAGAATTAATGGAATGTAATAGTTTCTATAATTCACAAAATCTTCTTAAAATGTTAGAAGATATTGTATCATTAAAGAAAAATGAACCTAATAAATATATTTTATTAACTGGAAATCATACAGATAGTTATATATGGTCTAAATTTCATGCTGCAACAAGAACTGACTATAAAAACTGGGAAAAATATCATAAGTTTTTTTCACAAAATTTAGAATATTTTAACTTGGTTTGGATTGAAGATAATTGTATATTTAGTCACGCAGGTATAAGTCAAGGATGGGCTAAAAGAGTGTGGGAAAGTTTTGAATATCCAGAATTTGAATTTAAATCTATAATGGATGTTGCATTAGCAATAAATGATATTCCATTAACTAAGTTTAACAATTATGTTAATATAATTAGTGATATATCTTATTATAGAGGAGGAGATATGTTTTATGGTTCTTGTGAATGGGCTGATTTAAGAGAACATATTGATACACAAAATTCTAGTTTAGATAATATAATTCCTAAAGGAGAAGAAGGAATATTTCAAGTGTTTGGACATACTCAACTTAAAGCTCCGTTAATTACAGATAAATGGGCTTGCTTAGATTGTAGACAAGGATTTATATTTGATACTGTTACACATGAATGTAAAAGTTGTTTATAAAGATTTGAAAGATAAGGAGTTTTTAGATAAAATAAATCTAGAAACTCCTATTTTTGTGGAATTTATAGATACAAATACAATAAAAGGAAAAAAAGAAGGTTGGAAACTTATGAATTATTATGGAACAACTACTTTTCCTTTTGTAGAATTGGAATTAGATAAATTAGAAAATAGATTACTTCCTTTCTATAGTGAGAGAGGTAATGCTGTTGGACAACTTATTAATTATCTTAATAATATATGATTGTAAAAATTAAAAAACTTAATGAAAATGCTGTAATTCCATTTAAGAAACATCCAGTTGAAGATGCTTGTTATGATTTAGTTCCTGTAAGTTATAAATATAATCCTAAATATGATAGATTTGAGTATAAATTAGGATTTGCTACACAATTTAGTTCAGATTGGGAGGCTGAAATTAGACCTAGAAGTACTAATACTAAAACAGATGCATATATTCCAAATAGTCCAGGTACTATAGATAGTGGGTATACTGGAGAGTGGAATGTATTTTATAAACTTCGTACTCCATTTGAACAGCTATTTCCAGAAGGAGATAGAGAATTAAACATTCTTGAAATAGAAAATGAATTCGCTCCATATAAAATTGATGGAACACCTATTGCTCAAGTTAAATTTAATAGAGTAGAACATACTGATTGGATTGAAGTAGATGAATTATCTGATACTAGTAGAGGTGCAGATGGAGGACTTATTCGTGAAGGAAAATGATTAGTAAAGAAGAATTTATTGATTTTATTGAAGCTTATGAAGAGTTTGAAGAAGGTATAGATAATCTTGGAAGTTTTTTAAGTGGAGGTGAATCGTATAGAGTAAATTTATGGGATTCTAATTGGGTTGATGCTGTTTGTAAAATGTGGGATAATTTTATGGATTCTCATTTTACAGAAGAAGGTTCTGACTTAATAAACTGGTGGAAATATGAAGATGTAGACCATATAATTACTCAAACAGTAGCTCCAGATTTATTTAATGGAAAATCCGAAATAGAATATGATGTAAATGATATAGAAGATTTATGGAACTATTTAACTAAATTTTCATCAGATTATTTTAAACAAGATTTAAAAGTGTGTAAACCTAATGTCTGATTTATTTCAACCTATTGTAATTCCTCCTAGAGAAAATTCTTGTTATTTAATATCATTAGATAGTAAAAATAAGATTAGAATTTTCTATACTCATTATGAATTTAATAAAGAGAAAGATGCTTATGAAATAAGTAGATATTCTAGTCAATATAAAGGTAAACAAACTTGGGGACCTATCATAACAGTAGAAAGAGGTAAAGTTACAAGAAATAAACTTGAACAAACTGTTTTACAATGGAATCATCTTATTAAAGAAAAACTTGATGGTGGATATAAGAAAATAGATGTTGATCCAGAAACTATGTCTGAAGAAGAATTAAAAGAAATAGTTGGAGATTATTCTACTAATCAAGACGGTTTACTAAAACCTATGTTAGCTAAATCTGAAACACAAATAACTAATCGAAAAATATTTGAAAAAGATTGGTATGCTTCTCGTAAAATTAATGGAGTAAGAACTCTTATATATTATAAAGATGGAAAATTACACACTGCATCTAGAGGAGGAGCTACTAATTATGATTTTGTACTTGATCACATACTTAGTCATCCTAAACTTTTAGCTTATTTTAAAGAACATCCTAATTTAATTCTTGATTCAGAAGCATTTAAGTTTGGATGGACTCTTAATAAAATATCTGGAATATGTCGTACTCAAAAAACAGCATATGATGGAGAACCTCTTGAATTATATGTTTATGATATAGTTGATGTTGATAAAACATTTGAACAACGTCTTAATATAATTGATAAGTTTGCAGAAGATTTAAATTTATCTTTTGAACCAGAAAGAAGTTGGAAAGAAGATGACTTAAAAATTCAAATTGTACCTCACGAATTAATTGCTGGAGAGGAATATATTAAAAAACTTCATGATGAATATGTAGCAGAAGGATGGGAGGGTTTAGTTCTTCGTGATCCAGATGCTAAATATAAACCAGGAGGTAGAACTCAAATAATGGTTAAATGGAAAGCATATAAAGATTCTGAGTACGAAATTGTTGGACTTTCGGAAGGACTTCGTGAAGAAGATATGTGTTTTATTATGGTTACTCCAGATGGTCAGCAATTTAATTGTAAACCTATTGGTGATAGAGAACAAAAACAATGGTATCGTGAACATATAGATGAAATAATAGGTAAAATGGCTACTGTTAAGTATTTTGAAATGTCTGGTAAAGAAGGTAGTCAAATTCCTCAACAACCTGTAATGATGGCAATTCGTGATTATGAATAATTATAATTTAGTAATAATAGAAGATAAACAACGTATTCCATTTTTAAATCTTACTGAACAAGCATTTTATGATGAACTTTGGGAATGGACTTATGAAGATGATTTATGGGATTATCTAGATGAAAATAATCCCGATGAAGAAGAACTTAAAGATGTATTAAATCAATTTATAAGGGAAAATATATTTCATGAATATGAAGACGATGACATAGATTGTTTTGCTTTTGTAAATACTGATGAAGGAATTGTAGAATATCAAGTAAGTGAAAGATTAATTGAATTTGTAAAATCTAAAGTGAAAGAACATTATGATTAAAACATGGCTAATATCAGCATCAGCTCCTATATGTGGAACTGATACTTATTATAGAGCTTATTCAGAAGCTAATCCTGAATTATTAGATGATTGGTATGAAGATATTTGTATGAATATTATTCAAGAATTATGGGATAATTATAGTTGGTGCTTACATCTTGAAGATGAAGAATATGAGTCTGAAGAGGAAGAAGCCGAAATATATGATCAAGCTTGGGAAGATTGGAAATGTGATTGTAATATAAATGTTGAAGAAGTCACTGAAGAGAACTTAAAAGACATGATTCCTGGAAATATAGACAATATAGAAATTATTTACGATGAACGAGAAAGAGATTTATCGAAAAGCAATAGCTGATGTTCTTGGATTTATATTTAGTGTAGAGGATGGAGATTTAGATTTTATTATTTGGAAATTAGAAAAGTTCTTAAACGAAGGACTTCCTTTATTTAGTAAAGAAGAACAATGATACAATTAGTAATTAACACTAGTCTTTTAAGAGAAATAGATGAGCGTAAGTTAATTAATGCTTACGCTCGTTTTATGTATAACGATGAAAAGGATACTACTGATGATGTTCAAATAAAAGAAAATCTTAGACAACTTCTTGATTGGGATGAAAATGGAGATAATGGATTAGGTATTTATTGTAGTAATTTTGAAGAAATTAAAAGAAAAGATTGGGAATTTCTTATTAATTTTATTAAAGAAAATCACCATGAAATAAAATCTATATCTTTTTATCCAGCTAAAGAAAGAAAATTGGAATCTATTAAAGTTGTCAATGATGCTATAGAAGCTAAAGAACGACATAATGAAGAAAGATTTACTTCTGAAAATTATGAAGTAAGTGGAAGAGGTAAAAAAGCTAGACCTTGTATTTATGAAGGAAGAGAATATAAATCTCGTCAAGAATGTATGTATAAAGAGGGACTTACTAAATATCAAATATGGAAATATTTAAAAGATACTAATCAAATATGAGAGCAACTGATGTTTATAATTTTAGAAGAAATATAGAAGCAGCTAATTTACATAATGGAGATGCTCCAATAAATATAATTGCTGAATTAATAGCTCTAAATGATTCTATTAATTTTATTGTAAATAGTTGGACACGAATTAATTTAGACAGAATTAAAGATTATGAAAAAGATAAAATTATATAATCGTGATGGAGCTGATTTATGGTTAAAAAAGTGTAATAAACAAATAGAACCTAATGTTTGGATGTGGTATTTAGATATTGATGAAAAACATGAATATATACTCAAATATTGTAGGTATATTGGAGACAATTTATTAGAACCAGAAGCAATTGACCCATCAGGAGGTCCCATGTTATCAATAGGAGATGAGTTTGAAGGAAAATATAAGATAGTTAAAATAAACAGTGTTAATAATATATGGATAAGTGAAAGAAATAACAACTGAAAAAAATATTTTAACTGAAAATAGTGAACTTTTACAAGAATATTTTAGAGATATTTCTAAATATCCAATGTATAAAAGTGATGAACAGATAGAATTAGCTAAAAAAATAAAAAACGGGGATGTTAATGCTAGAGATAAATTAATAAACTCTAATCTCCGTTTTGTTGTTACTTGTGCTAAACAATTTGTTGGACAAGGTGTTCCCTTAATTGATTTAATACAAGCTGGAAATAAAGGATTATGTGAGAGTGTTATTAATTATGATCCTGATAGAGGATACCACTTTATAAGTTATGCTGTATGGTATATAAGAAGAGAAATTTTAAAAGCAATTTATAATACTGGAAGAACAATTAGGTATCCAATTACTTATATTACTAATATAACAAAAGTCAAAAAAGCTTATGATAAATTTATTAGTCAATATCAAAGAGAACCTTCTGATAGTGAATTAATAAAATTAGCTAATATTAGTCAAAAACAATATGATTCTGTTGTATTAAATAAATCGTATTGTCAATCTATAGATACTCCTATTACAGATGATGGTAAAACTACGGTAGAAAATATTCTAACAGAAGAAATAAAACCTTTTTCTGATACATTCACAAAAGAGGCTATTTCATCAGCATTAAAAATACTTAATCCGAGAGAATATAAAGTAATAACTGAATTTTATGGATTAGAAGGACAGCAAGAAAGACCTATTAAAGAAATAGCTAAAGAAATGTGTTTAGGTGATGAACGAGTAAGACAAATTAGAAAAGGTGCTATTAAAAAGTTAGAAAAGCGATGTGGTAAAACATTAAAAACATTATTATGATATATTTTACTATTGCTAAAAATGATTGTGGATATTTAATTGATAGTATTTCAGAATGTTATGAAGTATTAAAATATAAATTTCCAGATGAAAAAATATATAAATCAGATAAACCAATAGTTAGTATTTACGTAATTAAAGATCAATTAGATGAAGTTTAAAATTGAAAATAACTGGCTTCTTAGAACTGAAGAAGATATAGAATTAGATCCTAAAAATTTTGTTCATTGTGCTACTATTGAAGAATTAAATGATGAAATAAAAGATTATATTCA